CGCAAACTCTCTAATACCATGAATTACTCCATGGTTTATACACCTCTGATGAACCTTACCATCAGATACACCCTGAACTCAATTAGTCTTCAGGAGGGGCTTCGTAAAGTCCTGCAAGTTATTTATTAATGGGTTTTCCTTCCCACACGATTGGACTTATAGCTAACCTTCCTTGTAATAACCGAAATATACGGTACAAGTGGAACTCTAGCCAATCACCAGGTCAACGCCTGGCAGGCCCCTCTCCTAGGGACCAGAAACAGTCTCTTAGATCTGTTTCAACACAAGGAATTACCAACCCTTTCTGCTCATATGCCATGTCCTCATCGGTCATTGGCACCCACGCATGGGACCCAGATTTTAAATCTCTCTGGGCATACAACCAGATTTTGGCGTTGTGACGCATCCCTTTCCGGACATTGCGATCCTCATCTAACTCTTCATAGAGTTTATTAAGAGGCTCCTTCATAAGGAGGTTAATTGTCATCGCTTTGTATAAACCCGAATATTCATCATCTAAGATGAATGGGCCGTCTGGTCCTTTACCAGCACGGAAAAGAGGCTTCTCGATCCATTTAAAAGGTTCGAGATCTTTTAAGACTCTTTTATGCATCAACCACATAGCAGCCTCCTTTGGCTGCACAGGGATATATCTCATATCCTTGTCCCTCCGCCCCAGTTTTGCTTTAATAATTGTAGCACAACATCGATCCATCCGGGATATTTCTTCCGGTGTATCAACTGGCAACCCAAGGCCACCAAGCCATTCGGGTGCAAACCAAGGAATCTCTGGATATCGATCCAATTCCTTCCTATTGTAGAAGATAAACCTCTTCTTCACAGTAGGCCAAAGATCAGGTGGGCAACTCCTTTTGAGTTCCCGGCAGATAGTACCAAGTTGATGAGATGGTACATGGGGACTAAAACCCTGTTTACATCCTGCTCCTAATCTTTTCTTTCCCATCATAAGGCCAAGGTTGACATATTTGCGTTCAACCCACTCCACTCCATTCCACTCAAAAATTGTTGAGTTAATGGTACAGAAGTTCCTGGAGAAATAAGTTTTCCCTATCGAACTCTCTAGTCCTGCGACTGCAGTGTTGGCTTCCCAACAACGACGTAGTATTCCTACTTTCCCCTTAAGGAGACAATCGTCTCCATTAATTAAAAGTGGGGCTATCGGGCCTGACCCTGGAAAGGGGTTATCCCGTAATCGGAATGACTTACGACCATTTGTAGACTCCTCAAGAGCCAGTCTACATACCGCAGCATTTGCGATACACAGGAATGGGAATGAGACAATTGATCCCATCAATTGCCCTCGTTTCTGTGGATGCTCAATCAGTTCATGCCTAATGAGCTTTTTATATTGGACAACCGATCCATCAGATCGATAGTTTGGGCTATCCTTCATAAGAAATTCTTCAATTTCTTCCACAAATATGTGTTTGGTGAGAGCTTTTAACATCATCTCTCTTAAATCCAAAAGAAAATTCTTTGGAAGTTCCAAGAGACTCTCAACACTGATCTGTTCACCAATATTGATCATCAATTGATCCAAAATAACCTCCGAGACCCAAGAATGTAACTTGTTGGTACTCGACACATAATCCCCACTCACAGCCTCCTCGCCCTCTTCTAGAGGACCCAAAACCCGGTTGATATCATCCGGTAAAACATATCTTCCTATCAAAGCGAAGACTTTATGTTTCTTGAGGACTGTCCAAAGCCATTTTTGAACTGGCTTTAAAGCTGTATACAGCAACGGAGGACCCTTTGAAATAACACGAACCTTAAGAGGTTCCGGCAGACCAACAGTCTTAACTAATGGACGTTCGTTCCTGGCCAAATCAAAGATCTTTCGATACTCTTCCTTCCATGTTTGTCTCAATTGAGACTGATCATAATAAAGGGTCGGATGTTGCTCGATCGTTTCATAACCGAGCTCTTCACCACTGACAATTTTGTTTTGTTCGGATTTACCCAATAATCCATAGTGTTGTGATACTTCCTGGAATAAAGAACACATTCCAGATCCAAACTCCAATTGATCACCTCTTTTCCCAAAAGAGACTTTCTCATAAAGCTCAGATAGAGCACCACAATTCCCACGGGACCAAATATAATTGGCCGAGGTCGAAGGGAAGAATGGTTCGTATATATCATGGTGATCAAAACACTCACCATCGAACAATTCATTCACAGTTCGCCTAAGGGCGTCAACAACTTTCTGTTTTGTAACAGATGTCACCAGGTCAAAATCAATACCTGGAACCAAAGCAGGTCGTAAGACCACAGGATCCCTAATCTCAGGGAGGACTTCAGGTTCAGAAGTCAACTCGATCATAGTATCGTGTTCCGCTTTGTCCACCATAGAGAGTGGAACATCGGGCATAGCCTTTTTAAGTTGCTGGCTCGAATCCAAAAATTGCTTGAATTTATCGGGGTTATCCCTCTTCATATGCATCAAGAACTGGTGGTGATAACCTCCCATCAGGTGATCCGGCATACGGAGAAACTTCGTTTTAAAGAAGTTCAAATCAGGGCACTTAGGCAAATCCTGATTTCGATAAAAAGCAAAGAAGGTTGCGAATTTCCATTTAAGGATCTTCACCCAACTACCTTCCCCATTATTATGTACAAATTCGAGTAATTCATGTACGAATTTGTATTCAGAGTGTACAACTCTGTTGATTTTCAACCACGAGTCGAAGGCAATTTTCCTTCGTGATTTTGTACACTGTTGAGATCTTGGTTTGGTTAAACCAAAGATGGTATGAAGTTCACATACCGCCGACACGGCCTCCTTACTTTTTCCACCTCTTCCATCGATAGCTCGTAATCAATACTTAATTGACTATTACTTTCGAGTTTGAAAAAGCGACGTTCATACATTTCGATGTATGTATGGATCGACCTTTTTCCAACGATGGGGAGTGTGGGGGTCCCTAAAGGGACTTCCATTACTGGATTTAATATAACTTTCACTGACATAGTCAAATCGTTGTATTAAAGTCTTGC